CCGATTTATGCTTCCGGCGGCGTAACTTTTGGGCTATCGCCACCGGCCGAAATATCTGCAACTGTCTCGCACCATACTTCATAACCTTTTATTGGTTTTCCGCCAGCTTCACGCTTCATCGAGTTATAAGCCAAAAATAAGAGATCAGAGATTCCTATCTTTGATTCTGCCTGTTGAATCGTAAATCCTGTTTTCTGCTCCCACTTCATCCATTCTGGCGGAGCTGCGATGTAAGTCGCAACTTCGCCAGATTGATAAGTGATGTCAATCGATAGTTTCATTTTGCTCCCGTTTTCTTTTTTGTTAGCTTAGGACTGGAGTATCGGATACCAGCATCGACCACGAATCTGTCTGTGCATCTGGAGCTGCGCCGCCTGCTGACGGAGCTACCGGAAACACATTAAAGCTGAAAGTTGAGCCGGTGACTGCAACTAGCGAGACCGCCAGCGGAGTATTTGGAGCAGCTGTAAAGGCCGCCCACATTGCATCAAATAATGAGCCGACTACGCCCCAGTCTGCTAAGAGTTCAACATCCAGAGTCCACTGATCATCGATGTGTTTAAAAGCTTTGCCATCTAATGTCTGATATGTCGTTATTGTTGGTGAGTTTGTTAGCGTTGCAGCAGTAGCCTGTGCTGCATACACATCGGAATCGATCGTGAGAGTTATATCGCGACCGGTGATGATAGTTGTCATTTTTGCTCCTTATGTTTGTGTGTAGTAGGTCGAGATTGATAGATCTGCCACGAGCAGATTACTTGCTCCGACGGATGTGATCGATGGACGCTGAACATCTCCGACCACATATCCCGAAGGTATAGCTCCGAGAATTTCGATTAGTAACTTCTCCAGATTGTCCAGAGATCCCGCGTTTGAATTATAGGCAACGGCAGCAGTAACGATAAAATTTAATTTCACTTTGACGGAAGCCTTACCGATCAGCGTGCTCTCCATCATCGGAGAGTCATAAAGAATTATGCAAGCTGGCGGAATGACGGCCTCTGGGACGGATGAATAAACCGAAGCCGCCACTCCAAGAAGCGCAGTCCGAAGCGGATCTCTGACATCCTCTAAGATTGAATTTACTGGCATATATTCTCAACATCCACGAATGGGCTTAAGAGCCCAGTAACTCTGTTCTGCAAACTGCGACCCATCCTGAACGGCGACGGCTGAAAATCTAAGCCCTCAATCTGACCGCCGGGAGCTGTAATGCTCTGGAATATCTCAACACTAACTACAAGAAGCGCGGACTCTACGGGCGCGACTCCGACATATAACTCAGCGGCAGATGCGCCATCTAAGGCTGCAACGCCAGCAGGGATAACTGGCTGAATCAAAACATCGCCATTCACTTTCGCCACGGAGAAGGTATAGGCGCCCACTAGATCATCGGTGATTGTGTAAGTTCCATTGAATAAATTGGGAACGCATCCGCTGATATTTACGGATTGACCCGGCACAAATCCATTAAGTCTCTGGGTTGTGTAATAGGCAACATCATTTTCCAAATACACGCCAGTAATTGCGGCCTGATATGCGGTGAGCATTGGCAAGACCACGCCTTCGGCTGAATCAATTATATTTTCAAGATAAGCATCTGAATAAAGAGATGAGCTAACACCAAGAACGCCGCGTAATTCTCCGACAGTAATTATATTAGGCATTAGCCCATCCTCTCATTCGACTCGGCCAGAGACGGGAGCGCCCCTAGCCGATGATTATTTTTGGTTCGGCTTAGGTAAAGTTAAAGGTTGCTCCGCCACCGGCAATTTTTGTGGCGCAAGCACCATAAGAATTGAGTGAGACTTCAACAGTTCCATCGGATGGCTTATTGACATCTAAGCGATAAGCGCCGCTTTCATACCAAGTGAAAGCATCTGGCTCAAGGACAACCATTGAATCATCGCCAGTTCCAGTGAACTCGCCTGAGTTATCAACAAAGAAATTCAGACCAAGGACAAGGCCGCGCTGTGATTGTCCATTGACTTGTCCAGCTTGGTTCTGTGGGAAATAAGCTTGGAATAATGGTGTGCCTGCATCGTTGTAGCCCATGATATTTTGCCATTGTGCTGGCGATACCAAGAGATTGCGCGCAAAGCGTTGTGTGCCTGAATACACGGCCACATTTGCTTCGCTAGTGTAAGCAATCAATCCCGCGGCTGTATTGGCTTGCGGTGTTGCAACTCTTATTGCATCTGTTCGCAATTGATCTGCAACATATTTGTTTTGAGCAAATGCCATTGATGAGCCCATAATTGAGAGAAGTTCATTAAAGAATGCAGGCGAGCTGCGCTCAATGATTTCTGTTGTGAGAATATTGCGACCCGCAAAGCGAGTGACTGGGACTGAAATGAAGCTTGATTCAATTCCAGTATTTGTTACTGCGCCACCTTCTGCAACAGGATCTACCACTGCAATTTGGGAAATCTTTGGGATCTGGAATTCAAGACCAGCGTCCGGCAAGGTTCCACGGCTGATTGCATCTATCGCGCCTCTGGTCGAATTGCTTAGACCATTGATAACTTCTGTAAGTTGGCGAGTTGGATTGAATGCTGGGTTTGTAGTTCCCAGATCATCATTTGCCGCTGCAACATAAATTGCAGATTCAGAGTTTGGATATAGCTGAGCCTTGATTGAATGCTCAACCCATGATCCCATATTTACAATAGGGCTGCGTGGCTTTGTTGTAGCCATCGGCACATGACCGAGAGTTACGATTTTGGAAGCTTCAACCGGTTCGGCTGGAGCTTCGATTACGGCTGGAGTTGTTTCCACTTCGTTTTCTCCTTCTGTTGTTGGATTTTCTGTATCTGGATCCGACGCTCCCGTTTCGGTTTCAGAATTCTCGTTATCACTTGCCGCGATTGAAACTTTTGCGCTGGCGATGGCTGGATCTGTTACAAGTGAGACTTCTTTTAATTTACTTGCGCTAATAGTTAAAACGCCTTCAACATTCTTGTATTTCTCAGCATTAACGCCCACCGAAAATCCGTCGCGTAATTGTGTGCTGGCCTCGACCAGTGCATCATTGCCCGCGTTAGTTGTAGCCACGGAAAACACGGCGTCAATTCCTTCTGGCGTGTTTGTGTAGCTCTTTAGAAATCCAATTGGATTATCTCGGCGATGTTCTAGCAATAATTTAGTGGTATCCGAAAAGGTAATGGAATCAGGCAGGAATTTAGTCTGTCCCGCGCTAGTAGATCCGATTTCGTTCCATGTCACTATGCGACCTGAGATTTCGCGTTTTGGAAAGTCCGTGGCCGATACCTTAATCGAGAAATTAACATCCAGTGGATTATTAACTGTTTTCATCTGATCATATCCTCCTCCATGCGTATTTCATCGGGCGTTAGTGCGCCGATGCGATTCATAATTTCATAAACTTGTGCGCGCTCGAATGCTGATCCACGCAGGTAATCATCAAGATTGAATTTAACTTCTTGCGATGCTGGCACGAAATCATTTGCCATTCCTGTCATCGATAATCTTTCCTCGATGCTTGTCATCAGTGGACGCAGCGAGAAATTCACGAGTGATTCTTTTGCCGATGTAGCGTTGGAGTAAGTCATACTCGATCCAGATTCGGCGTCCACATAGTATGCTGGGATTCCCGCTGCGCGAGCTAACTCAGTCGCGACATAGGATCTGGCTTGATTTAACTGGAGCTTCTCTGGATCGAATCCGACAGAGACCATGTCGATGTCTCCATTTAAGAATGCCGTTGAGCGATTTCGCCGACTAGCAGACCAGCTCTCTAATAGTTTTGCAATTCGATCGGCTGGCAAACTTGCTCCAGTTGATTTTAATACCATTGATGGCACTGGCTCGCGCGCATACATCGCCGCTGCGCGCTCTAGCTCTGCGCCCGCTCTAATTGTGCGACCAGCTCTATGAAGTAAGCCTTCATCGTTTCCATAAAAAACTGCAAGTGATCCGACGCCAGTTGTAGGAATTGGCATTCCGTCAAGTGTATAATACTCAATTTCTGTTCCGTTTGCATTTGTTTGAATTCCAACGCGAATTGGATTTATTCGTTCTGCTGATCTAATTCGATATGTCTCAGCGTAGAGTTCCAAAATACGCAGATAGCCGTAACCATAAAATAATAAATCCTCGGCCAGAAATGCGTAAGTAGCAGATCCCGGAATGCGCGGATCAGGTTGATTGATTACGCGCGGTGGATCCTCAACTCTTGCGCCGTCTCGCTTTGTCCGAACTTCCAGCGGAATGCTGGCCACGCTCGATGTAATAATTCCACGCGCGCGTGCCACTGTCGGGACGGACATAGCTTCGGCGCGGGTCGCTGTGTAGCTTCCCATGAAATTGAATAATGAATCTAAAGTTGCGACTGGAGCCAGAGATGCTTGAACATCGGAACTCGATTTAACCGGTTCCGGCTTTGTAATAAATAAATCTTTAAGCGCCATGTCCGAGAGTCTAAAGCAAGCCTTTACACCTAACCGACCAAGATGTCTATCTCCGTCTCTGGGCGTGTCGCGTAATTTGTAACTAAGGCCGTGGCCACTGCCGCGCAAACTGTGGTCTGGGATGCCCGGCGCCCGATAATCCAGCCGCCATCGCCCATCGGCAATCGGACGGCGGATAAGATCTGTTTTGTTAGCTCCTCATTATTTCCGTGGCGCAACCTCTTAGAAGTTACGGCCGAAAGAAGCTGATCGCACGCAGTCGCGTAATTGTGGCCATCAAAGTCCATGATCGGAATTCCACCGGGAACCAAGCGGCCAGCCACGGCTGTGGCAGTTCTCTTTGAATAGGCGATAACTTCCACATTGTATTTTCGATAATGATCAGCAATATCGTTTGCCATTGCCAAATCGTTGAGCGAGACGCTGTTCTCCCATGTTCGGAGCAATTTAACCACAAAGCTATCGCCATCTATTTTCTGGGCAGCCACAAGTGCTCCAGCCCTGCGATCTGGCGAGAGATCTAGCCCAAACCATGTCAGCTTTTCTGGATCTAGCTCTATGCCCTCAATTCCGCATTCAGCCCACTGGACGGATGGGATAACAGCGTCCTTCTGATGGATCCAGCGGCATAAGACTTCCTGTTGAACAACATGCGGCGGATCGTTCAAGATGCTTCGGATATTATCCTCATGGATTGTGTGACCGAGCGCGGGATTGCTTGCAATCCAATTGTCCTCGTCATAAATATCGTCAGTGGCTCCAGACCATTCAAGATAACAAATCCCATCCGTGCCACCGACCATCGCGGCCATTCCGCGTTCTCGCAATTGGTTTAACACAACCGATGTCTGATCGCCAGCCGTGGAAAATGTCCACACTTGCGGATTGCGAGAAGCCATCATTGTGTAACGCAAAGAAGCAAATCCATCCAAATCTCGCATTTCAGAGAGCTCATCCATGTAAACGACTTCTGGCCGGGAAATTCCGCGAGCGGCTGAGTTAGATGCTTTGATCATGTAGCGATTGCCGGCAGTTGTAACTATCTCCTCGGATCCGTGAGCCCACCGGATAACTTGCACTTGCTTTTTAAGATCATCATTGGTTTCAATAACTTTGACAATCTGCCTAAACAGCTCAAGTGAAGTTGAAAGTCTGTGAGCACTGGCAATCTGAAGCGGCTCTTTCCACAAGAATAATCCAGCAAGCGCCCGGACAAGTAGGAGCGTGGACTTACCATTCTGACGGGCTCCCACAATAGTTACCTCAGAATGAGCCCACCTCTGATCCGGCTTTATTTTGTGAGCGGCCTCAATAGCAAATTTCTGCCACGGCATCAGCTCAATGCCAATTTTGGCCGCGAATTCTATGAGCTCACCACCTTTTGACGGCAAATCATTGAATTTTGAGTGGATTCTAGGCCGTTCTGAGCCAATTAGTGCAGGCTTCGGCGGTTGTAATCTTTGTTCGTCTATGCCCGTCTCTGATACGACCCTAAGAGCCCGTGGCGAGCCTTGTGCGACTTTAGTCATAACTAGTCGATTCGTTTTGTGGTGAAAGCAAATCGC